ACTAATAAAAACGCAAATCTATGTAAGTATATCTATGCAGTACTGTACTGCATAGATATACTTGTTTTGCATTTCTATCAAATCTCAGATATTTTTTTTATTTATTTTAGTTTATCCATTCGTCAAGACTATGAAATCAAAACAATGTTTTGATCGTTGCCGTAGGATTTGCTAGAGCAGCTACGCTGATTTTACAAAAGAGAAATAATCTGTCAAGAAAATAATTTATCTTGAATGTGTTTACTAACATAGCCATGCACAAAACGTGTAACATCTCTCATTCTTTGTTCAGCAGTTTCAAGCTCATTATAGTAAGACCAGTAAGCATCTAATGTGATATCAGTCATGTGATTATTACTATCGCCTAATACTTTGAGAGAAAGAACAATCTCTTTAAACCTGTCTTTTGACTTACAGGTCTTGGCATATTTCCTAATTAAATTAATATTGTTATTCATTATCCAGTACACTCCCCACCATCTGCCTGACAGAAATAACCTTGCTGATCGAATACCCAATCTTGTTGGCTGCTAACAAAGTTCGATAGTGATTCAAGGTTTCTATCTCTGTTAAATTGTTTACCAAATCTTTTTTCTGTATCTATCCACCATTTAGATCGATCAGGATTCTCTTTCATTATCATGGCTAACTGGGATTCAGATTTTAAAAAACATAAATCACAATTACCTTTTAAAGTTTTCCCACCAACAACAGGTAAGTTAAGTCTAAATTTTTGGCTATTCCAAAACTCATTTACATTTATAAGAGTTTCTTGAGCTTCGTAAATAGGATAAAAAGGATAAAAACCATCTCTAAAATCTGTCTTGTATCGCTTTGGTTCATCTGCTCTTATGCCTAGAGCATGATTCCATTTATACCAACCTAATGATTTTAGGTATTTAGCTGAAGTTTGTATCTTTAAAACACCAGTGCAAAACCTTTGCAAAGCATTAGGTAATCTACCATATTTATTTATTAACTTGTCAAAAGGTTCGCCATTGCGACTAGCTGAATTGTGACTAACTTCTTTAAATGTATTCTTGCCATCAACTTCATCATATTCCAGCCATGTAACATGAACATTCCATCTATCAGAACATTCTTGAATAAAATCTAAAGTTTCATTCATCTCTCTACCAGTATTTGTAAAGATAACTTTTGCTCTTTCAGGTAAACCTTGATTAGCTTCAAGTATTTTGTAAAGCATATAGGCACTAGTGCGACCACCACTAAAACTTATCTGCACATTTCCATCAGGCAATATATAATTATTATTTTTCATTGGCACACTCATAACCTACCAAGGCATAGCCTAAAATATCTTGCCATGAATCATTATGATTAGATGTTTCCATTAACCTAGCTTGCTTTACGGCAATCATGCAAAGAGCTACTTGTTCAGGAGTAACTTCAGTATCTAACAGGACAGACCACAAACGAGCAATACGAGTATGATTATCGAGCATTGACCCATAGCTTTCCCCTCTTTGCTTAACAACATCAGCAGTTTTCTGCAACAACTCTAGCTTATCCATCTCTTTTCTCCATGTCATTTTCTTTATAAAAACAAAACTTATCTTGTCCTATAATTGGTTGCCAAGCTCTTCCTGGTCTACTTTGCCAACCTTTGTGATTCACTCCCTTGCTTTCATGTAATACTTTCCAACCAGCACCCTTTAAACTAGAGCCTGACTCGCTTTGTAAAGTGTAAGTTATTATTCTTGTTCCTCCCATAGCTTTCCAGGCTCTCCAACAAGCTGAATACAAAAAACTATTAGCTCCCTTTGGTGCATCTTCTAAAACACAAACCCTCCTAACCTCTGCTGTAGTGCCGTTGTCTTTATGCAAAGAGATTGGTCTTCCTACAATAGCAACGCCAACCAAATTAGAGAAATCAGAAACTCCTATACAAAATTTACAACCTTGAACAGCATAATTATGTCTATGAAAGTTAGAAACAAACTCATTAGCTTCTTTTAAATTAATTGGCACTAAACACAATGATTTCAATCTCTTTCCCTCACTATGTAAAACCATGTTTCTATATCTACTTCACAAACCAAATCATGCCCAGAATTAAAGTTCCTTGATAACACATCAAGAGAAATAACACATTTTATAGGACAATTATTGTATTTGTATATTAATACTGGAGTCAGATTTAAACTCGCAGCAGATTCCTTTGCTTGCTCCCACCAAGCACGCTTAAACGTAGTGCCTTTGAGATATGCTTTACATTCAATAGACCAACCAGGAATAATAATATCAGCCATACCCTTTGATTGGTACTGATCCAGGTTTCTCTTGGCATCTATGTTGAGATTATCTTTGATGAGCTTGCATATCTTTCTCTCAAAAGATGCACCTTTGTTGCGACTATCTGCCATCGATCATCTTCTCTTGAGCTTGTTTGAGAAAGTCATTCGCAGTTACTTGACCAAGTGTAGCTAACTCTATCTTGTTCATTGTGTCAGGTGTTGGGAATCTCTCGCACTTCAACAACCTACATATAGCTGATCTAGTTAACCCTGATTTGAGGGCAAACTTATTTTGTGTCAGCTTATTCTGTTTCATGTAGTCGATTAATTTCATGTTGCTAGAATAAATAAGTGTTGACAACCTGTCAATAATAATATATAAAGGTGTTGACAGTAAAGATTAAAAAGAATAATCTAGTATAATATAGCAAAGGGAATAACATGATTAAAAGAGTTTATAGATTTGAATATGATGGATACATAAAAGATTGTCCTAAATGTGGAGGTGTTTTTGAGAGTGGTTTTTATGTTCCCAAAAAAACCGAAACACTTAAGTGTCCTAGTTGTTGGCATGAGGGAGATTGGGATGAATTTGGGGATCAAATGAAATTTGATTGTGGTCAAATAGAAGATAGGTTTTATCAAAAGAAATCAGAATACATGGGAAGAAAAGAACTTGAGAACTGGGATAAATGGGAACAAGGTTTTTTAAAAGCAGTGGAAAGGAAGTTTAAATAACATGGCAGAGATACCTGATTACAGATTAAACTTTGGCATTGAGCATGAAAGTGCAAGCAATGGCACAACAACCAAAGACGAGATGATACTCAAGCATTACCTTAGAAAAGAACATAAGATGTCTTTTCCTATGGCATCAAGACCAATAGCTGGGATAAACGTACAGACAGGTGTTGATTGTGCAATGGGATTACATAACTACAGTCCTATCAGAGGTGTCCAAGAATCAATGGATATCAATGAAGCAGTTAGGTATGCACTCACAGAATACCAAGCATACACACCTAGGACATGGGATAATGGCAAAGATGCAGAGGAATACGAAGAGTTTCGAGAGCATATCCCTGAAATGATTAAGCACGCTGTTGATGGACTACAAGAATATTTTAGTGGTGTAAATCGTATCGAGGGAGAATCAATGAAACAATTTATTGAGCCTAAGATAGATGTACCAGTTGTTTTATATCAAGATTACTCAGGTGGTGGTAGACAGATAGATCTTAAATGCTCTCTACCAATGAGAAACCCACCAAAGAAAGATGGAACTAGGTCTTGGCGTATACCTAAACCTAAGACAGAACCATCAGCACAACAAGTTATGCAGCAAGCAGTCTACTGGAAAGCTACAGGAGAGAAACCAGCTTTGTTGTTTGTAACTGCATCAGGTTACAACATAGTAGACGAAACGAATTGTGAGCTTATGACAGAAGATAATCTGCAAAAGGCTTATGATGATGTAGTACGTTCTTGGTTAGTCACTCAGAACTTACTCAAAGCAAGTAGAGGTTCATGGAAAGCGTTAGCTGGACTAGTCCAACCTGACATGGTGCAGATAGCACAAAGACATGGACCAAACATTACCAACCTAGCAAAACAATTATGGGAGCTATAACATGACAGATCCAAGAACATTAAGAAGAAACCTAGATCCATACACTAGCCATGAAAGTGCAGAGAAAGTTGATGCAAATCGCATGGAAAAGATCGTATGGGGAGTCATTGATTCATTCGGAGAGCATGGCTGTATATCCGATCAAGTGCAGTACGCTTTACCTGAATATCGATACAGCACGATTACAGCACGCTACAAAGCCTTAAAAGAAAAAGGTATGATTGTAACTGATGGAACGGCTATCAAGGCTGAGAGTGGCAGAAAACAGCTAAAGATGTGGAGTTCCAGGCATTACTACCATGAATCAGTCACAGATGAGGAAAGAATACAACATATGGCAGAAGAAAGGGCAGGGATATGATTAACGAATTAGTAAGCAAATGGAACAAGCAGATGACTGATACTGAACAGTATCATGCACAAGCTATAGATATATTAGAGGATCGTATAGCTAAACTAGAGAGTAAGCACGAAGTTGTTACCAAACAAAACGAAGTGCTTATGGAAATGTTAAGTAAGTTAATGAGAGGAAACAATGAGTAACTTAGCTAAAACTATGGATACCATTGCAGACTTACACAAGTCTCATGGTGTCAAGCAAAAAGGTGGCAAGCTATACACACAAGTGGTGCATAGAATGG